AGTTTGCTTTTTCAATCAGTCACAGGTAATTTGGATCATGTTGCTGTTTTTATCGGTGATAACATGATATTGAATCATAATATAAAAGCTTTGAGTTGCAGAGAACCTTTTGATCTAAGATATCAACAGGCACTTAGAGGGGTATATAGGTATGCAGCTTAAAAAAATAAAAGTTTATGGAAAATTAAGGCAATTTTTAGGTAAGTCATATTTTTTAGCTGCGGTAAAATCACCACAACAGGCAATGAGTTTTTTAGTTGCTAATTTTGAAGGTGTGCAAAAACATATGAATGATCAAATATATAAAATAAAAATAGGTGGAAGGGTAGTTACAGAAGAATATTTATCAATGTCTGGTCAGGGTGATATACAAATTATTCCAGTTGCAACAGGGTCTTTACCAATAATTGCTGGTGGCATCTTAACTGCACTTGGGGGAGGTGCAACTATTTTAGGTTTAACAATAGGTTCTGCAATAGCCCCCTTATTTACAGCAATTGGAACCTCAATGTTGATTGGAGGTATTACTGATTTTTTAGCACCACAAAATCCGGTTCCTGATGTTTCAAGTGTAAGTGATATTGATCCAGCGATAAGAGGGTCATATTCCTTTAGTGGTATTCAAAACGTAAGTTCAAGTGGTGTTCCAATTCCAATTATTTATGGATATGTTTATAGTGGTTCAATTTTAATAAGTTCTGGAGTTGATACTGCACAATTAGTTTCAATCATTAACGATACAGGTACATATTCACAAGAAAATAATATCATAACTTTATTTATTCCAAATCATGGCTTAGAAAATGGTGATACCGTAGAAGTGGAATTTACAAGTGGCCCTTTATTAAATTTTAATTTTAACCCTTTGTTTGAAACAATAATAAATAAAACAACTGATTCTTTTCAAATATCTTTAGGAAACATGCCGACTTCTAATTCTTTTTACCTTACATATGCAGATTCTCCAAGTAATACTGTTAAATTGTTAAGTAGACATCAATAATAAACATGCCTAGATTAGTTGATGATGAATTATTTGGAAGAGTATCTGATGGAAGAATTGAAGATCCAGATTTAATTGAAGGTGGTTTAAGAAGTAAATCCTTTGCAACTGTTGTAGATTTACTCGGATATGGAGAAATAAGTGGTTTTAGAAATATATCAAATACAAATTTTGACACTTCTAACACATTAAATATAGGAAGAGATATTTTTTTAGATGGTACCCCACTTATTAATGCAAATGGCGATTCTAATTTTCAAGATGTTGAAGTTTTTTTTAGAAGTGGTACTGAAACTCAAACTCCTTTAAGTTCTGTTGATTCTTTTGGGCCAGATCGTATAGAAAATACGATTCCTGTAAATTCTGCAATTTTAGAAGATTTCCCAGTTTCAAAAACAATAACAGGAGTACAAGACTCTAGCGGAAATGAACTAATTAAAATTTTAAGAGTAACTGTTCAAATACCTGCTTTACAAGAATTTGTTGCAGGTGGAGATATAAGAGGAACAGAGGTAAAAATATCAATAAATATTTTAGAAAATGACGGAACCTTACATAATGTAGTAGTCGAAGACAGTATCAATGGTAAAGCTACAAGTCCATATTTAAAAGATTATGAAATAGATTTAGAGCAAGATAATTTACAATTTCCTTTAACTGTTACTGTCATAAGAAATACTCCTGATAGTACAGAAACAACATTGCAAAACTCTACAAATTTTCTTTCTATCACAACAATAATTACAGAATCACGATCTTATGCAGGTTTTGCTTATGTAGCATTAAGGTTTAATGCACAAGCTTTTAGAAGTTTCCCAAAGCGAATGTATCGTATCAAGGGAACAAAGATACAAATTCCGACTGGAACAACAGTTGATTTAGATAATGGAAGAATAATCTATCCAAGCGGATATACATTTGATGGAACATTTAAAACAGAGAAAGAATGGTGTTCAGATCCAGCTTGGATTCTTTATGACCTATTAACAACAGATAAAGGTTTTGGCGGTACAGACGGTATTATTGATGCTGATACTTTAGATGTTTATAGTTTTTATTCTGCAAGTGCCTATGCAAGTACTGAAATTACTGATCCAATTACAGGAACAACAGAGCCAAGATTTAGCTGCAATGTAATTCTTAATCAAAAAAATGATGCCTACAGTTTGATTAATGATTTATGTTCTGTGATGAACGCAATGCCATTTTATAGCAATGGATCATTACAGATATCTCAGGACAGACCAACAAACACTTCAACAAATACATCTGATCCACAATACATTTTCAATAATTCAAATGTTACTGAGGAAGGTTTTACATATCAGGGTGTAGGACAAAGAACAAAATATACAGAGGTAGAAGTTGCTTATTTTGACAATGATACGCAGACAATAGACTATGAACTAATAACAACTGATAACATAACAGCGTTATCAGATTCAATATCAAAGTTTGGGAGAACCAGAAAAACTTTAAAAGCTTTTGCCTGTACTTCCAGAGGTCAGGCAAATAGATTAGGACGTTGGTTTTTATATTCAAATTTAAAAGAATCTGAGGTTGTATCTTTTACAACAACACTTGAAGCCGGTGTAATTGTAAGACCTTCAACAATTATTGCCATTGCAGATTCTTTAAGGGCAGGGGTAAGAAGAGGTGGTCGCATTAAATCCGTTTCAAGTGCTACAATTACAGACCCAGATACAGGAGCAACAACTAACACAATCGCTATTACTGTAGATGATGTAAATAATACTGATTTGACAACAGCAAATTCAGCCACATTATCGGTTGTTTTATCTGATGGTTCAGTTGAAAGTAGATCAATTCATAGTATTACTAATGGTACAGTTACACTTTCTTCTTCTTTTTCTTCTGATCCTTTACCAAACAGTGTGTGGGCTATAGAAAATTCTTCTGTTAATTTTCAAATTTATCGTGTTGTTTCTATTGAAGAAAAAAATGATTCTGAATATACAATCACGGCAGTAATTCATGATACAAACAAATATGCACAAGTTGAAGATACAACTGTCGCCGTTAACCGTAGAAATATAACAACTTTATTAGATGAAAAACCTTCTCCAAGCAACCCAAGTGCAATTGAACAAATTGTTGAGTTAAATAATAGAGCAGTTTCTAAAATATTTTTATCATGGGAGCCTGTTCAGGGAGTAAAAGAATATTTGGTTGAGTTTCAATTTGACAATGACAATCCAGAAAGAATAAGAGTGGCTAGACCAAGTTTTGAAATTTTTGAATCAAGGTTAGGCTCTTATACTTTTAAAATAAAATCTTATAACACTTTAGGAAAATTAAGTGCAACAACAACATCTATTAATTTGGAAGCAGTTGGTAAAACAGCACCTCCTTCAGACGTGCAAAATGTACAAATTGAACCATTAACAGATCAATTTATAAGGTTACGTTTTGATAAATCAACTGATGTTGACGTTATTCATGGTGGAAATGTTATTATTCGTTCATCAAATCTAACGACTGGGGCATCTTTTACTGATTCTGTTGATGTAATTCCTGAATTAGCTGGTAATATCAGTGAAACGATAGTATCAAATATTGTAAATGGAACTTATTTTTTAGCATTTAGAGATGACGGTGGAAGAATCAGTGCTAATGCTGCATCAATAGTAAATATTTCAACTCAACCCGATATATTTCCAAAAATAACAGTTTTAACAGATAGAGAAGATACAGATGGAACACCTTTTAATGGAACTAAAGTTCGTTGTTTTTTTGATAGCACTTTAAATGGTCTTGTTCTTAGTTCAGTACTTTTAGATAGTGTTACAGATTTTAATGCAATAGATGACTTCAACCAATTAGGTAATTCAGTAGATGCCGGTGGAACTTATGCTTTTGCAAATACTTTAGATTTAGGTGGTAAACAACCAGTAATTTTGCAAAGACATTTAGTTACTAAAGGTTTTTATTTTAATGAATTATTTGATGACAGACTACAAAATGTAAACACATGGACTGATTTTGATGGTACAACTGTTGCTATTGATGTAAACGCCAAATTACTTGTGGCGACAACTGATTCAGACCCAGATACTTCAACTGCTGGAACTTACACAATAAACGATGGATCAGGTGGGGCGGGTACAACTATAACTATAACTAAACCCTCCCATGGTTATTCTGTCGGCAGTTTTGTTACTGTTGACTTTACATCTGGAACAGGTGTTGATGGAGATTATCAAATACAATCAGTACCAACTACAGGTACTTTTACATTAACTTCAGCAACATCTCTTTCTACTAGTGGTGACTGTAATTTTAGTGCTGAATTTAGCCAGTTTAACCCTTTTGTAAATGGTAAATATATTGCAAGAGGATTTAAATTTAGATGTGACATGGAAACAAAAGACGTTGCTCAATCAATTGAAATTGAACAGCTAGGATATACAGCACAAATAGAAAGCAGAACAGAAACAAGTCTTGGTAATGCAGGGGCTTCCGCTGGTGGGTTTATTGCCTCTGGGACTTCTACTAAGTCAGTGACTTTTACAAATAGTTTCTTTACTGGTCAATCAGGAACTAGCATTGCAGCAAATTCTGTTTTGCCATCAATAGGAATAACTATAGAGAATTTTACCCAAGGGGATTTCTTTGTTTTATCAAATATAACTGGAACTGGTTTTGATATTGATGTAAAAGATTCTGGTGGAAATAATGTAAATAGAAATTTTAAATATTCTGCAACAGGTTTTGGGCGTGGTAGTTAATTTTAGGGTAGTATATAATTAAATAAAAATTTTGGACAAGGTAGATGAGTATTCAAAATGATTTTGTTATAGATAATGGAACTGGTGCTGCAGTCCGTGTTGACATTCAAAATGCTTTTCAAGCTTTAGCAAATAACAGTTCTGGTTCTTCTGCCCCGTCAACAAATTATGCTTCTCAATTTTTTGCAAATACTTCCACAAGTATTATGCAAATTAATAATACTGCTGGAAATGCTTTTATAGATTTATTTACGTTAAACGGTGGCCCTGCCTTTGCTGTTGATGGAACGATAAACGGACTAGATATTGGTAAGGGTGGAAATTCAGTTTCAACAAATACATGTTTTGGTAAAAATGCTCTTGAAGATAATAGCAGTGGTGCAGGTAATAACTCGGCTTTTGGTGATGGTGCTTTAAAGAATAATACCACTGGCGATAAAAATTCTGCTTTTGGGGCTTTAGGTCTTGATGCGAATACTGAAGGAAGTAATTTAACAGCACTTGGTTACGGTTCGTTGTCAGCAAACACAACTGGAAATTCTTCTGTTGCCATTGGTTCTTTAGCTTTAAAAACTAACACTACAGGAACAAGAAACACTGGAATCGGAGTAGAATCTCTTGAAGGAAATGATACTGGAGATGATAATACCGCTGTTGGTTTTAGGAGTTTAGAGGATAACACTGCTAGTGACAACACCGCTGTAGGTTCAGAAACTTTAAAAGAAAATACCTCTGGAAACCAAAACGTGGCAATTGGAACAATAGCTTTAAATGCAAACACGACTGCTGACAATAATACAGCGGTAGGACATAATTCTTTAAGTTCTAACACCACTGGTTCCGAAAATGTAGCAGTAGGTAAAGCTGCTCTTGCTACAAATACAACGGCTTCAAATAATGTTGCCGTTGGCGTTAACACCATGCTGTTAAATACTACTGGACACCAAAATGTAGGTATTGGTAATTTTGCCTTAGATGCTAATACCGAAGGTAATGATAACACTGCAGTTGGATATGCTGCTTTAACAAATGCAACTACAGCAAGTCAAAATGTAGCGATAGGTAAAGATGCTTTAGCACAAACTACGGTAGGTAATTTAAATGTATCTATTGGAAATGACTCTTTGACAACAAATGTTGCAGCGGATAGAAATGTGGCAGTTGGTGAACAAGCCTTAAAAAATATGACTCAATCTTCTAGTGCAGATACATATAATATTGGTATTGGTTTTCAGGCAGGGTTAAATATATCATCTGGTCAACAAAATACGTCAGTAGGAGGAAATGCGGGGGATGTTACAACAACAGGATCAAACAATACATCTTTAGGTTATCAGGCAGACCCTTCAGCTAATAGTGCAAGTAATGAAGTAACTCTTGGCAATTCAAGTGTTACTGCTATTCGTTGCCAAGTGCAATCAATCAGTGCACTTTCTGATGAAAGAGATAAAACAGATATTGTTGATTCAGAAGATGGTCTTGATATTATAAATGCACTTAGACCAAGAAAATTCACATGGGCAATGCGTGAACCTAGTGCTAATGATGGAAAGACAGAACTTGGTTTTATAGCACAAGAAATTGATGCTGCATTGGGTGATAAAAATGATTATATCGGTGCTGTCTATAAATCCAATCCAGATAAATTAGAAGCATCTTATGGAAAATTTGTACCGATATTAGTAAAAGCAGTACAGGAATTATCAGCAAAAGTCACAGCCCTTGAAGCAGGGTAAACTACTATTAGTAATTTTTTTATTATGAGCGAAGAAAAAACTACACAAGAAATTGCAGCAATTTACACTAGTGCTGGTTTTAGTGTAACTTTAATAAATGCTGATGCTAATTATTCAGCATATACAACTAGAACTGAATCATCTTTTACTGAAACAGAGTGGAAAGCAATGATCAAAAGAAATACAGATCATCTTGAAATTATCAAGGCTTATAAAAAAACAGATGAAACAACATCAATCTGGACTACAGAAGATTTTTCTGCGATAGATAACGCTATAACTAAAGGAAAGACACTTTACGCTTAATTTATGAATTTACAAAATTTAAAAGAAACAAAACAACATCTGTTACTAGAAAAAGAAAAACAACTTGCAAATCTTTATGAGATTACTGGGGCTTTAAAGTTGTTGGATCAACAAATTTTAGAGATGCAAGCCTCCGAAGATAACCAGCCATCAGATACAAAGGCATCAACCCTACAAGAAGAAACAGTACCATCAGAGTAAGTGGTGCTACCATTTTATTAATAACTTCTTTGATCATGTTTCAAAAAATAGCTAATATTTTGTCAATTATCTCATTTTTAATGGTTTCGTCAATGAGTGTCTTTGCATACATGGCTGTAAAATATATGCAGAGCCCAGAATTTGAAAGAACGCTAAAAAACAAGATTATGGGCAGTGTGGAAGATAAGTTACCTGATGTAATGAAAAAAACTTTACCAGATGTTACAGGGCCATCTATACAGCTACCAGAGCCCCCTAAAAAACAAATGCAATTTGTAGAGTAATGATTTTTAGTTTTTTTAAAAAGCTTATAAAATATTATGTTGATAAATTTATAAATTGGCTTCGTATGCAAAGATTTAATTTAGAACTTGATAACGATATAAAAAAATATCACAAAGAATTAGATAAAAAACAAAAAAAACCAGAAATAAAAAAAGTTGGAAAATTTGGGGAAGAAGGCTGGTCAATATCTATTGGAAATGTAGAAGATGGAAATACCAAGAATTGAAATACCGCAGATAAAAATAAAAGAAATTTATATTCCCAGAACAAGAGCATGGGAACAATATCCAACAACTTTAGATATTATTGATAAACCATCTTTAGAATATCCTGTTGTTAACTTTCCATCTTTTGAACCTTTAGAATATCACCCTGATAAATTTATTCCAACAGATCCAAATAAACAACCAGAACAAAAAAAACCAGATATACCACAACCGCCAAAATATACGCCCAAAGTCAAAAAAGATAAAGAGTTTTTTATAAAATGCCCCAATGAGTCTAGTATTCCCGTAGGGTCTTATCCCAATGAGCTAAGGCTGCAAATCGTCATAGGTCATTCAATTAAAAATGGTCAATGTTATGAAATCCTCAGAGATAGTTCATTTACAGAGAAATGGTTTCCTAGCTCTCCTGTTCTTGTTAGTACTTCAATTATTGCTGTTGCTGCGGCTTCAAGTCCTATCATAGTTAATCTTGTTAAAAACCTTATCAAGACAGCTATTAAGAAACTCAGTAAAAAGAAGGATAAATCAAAGGTACAAACATAAGCAAACAAAACTACAAGCCCCTTACAGGCGATTCTGAGTGGACTAAATTTACTTATTTAGCTTAATTTTGTGTGTATGAGGGATAACTTGGTTCATTTTAGGTTTGCTTACTATATCTGCACAAAGACCATGATAAGGACTGTTGACAGCATATTCAGCACCTATTACTCTCAGTTCATGGCAGTTTTTCAATCTAGCCAATTCGTAATTTAATCTTGCTGTCGATAATTGTTGCCTTGCTATTTTTTCTTGAGTAGTTGCACTTTTGAGACAAGCATCTTGAAAACGTCTATCGAGTGGAACAGATATTGTTGCAGCTATTCCAAAATTAAAAGATGTTGCATCTTTATTACCACTGTAATTTTCTCTATAAAATAAAATTTCACCAGCATTTGTAAGGTTGCCATCTTCATCCGCTGCTTCGTTATATACAGGGGTGTGATAGATATAATCTTGAGGACGTTTTACTGCAACTGAGGTCGTAGCAAATGGGCTTATAGATAAAGTTGTTCCTGAACACTTAATTCCATTACCATAAGTGTTTTCAGTCATAGGGCCTGTAAGCACCTGAGTGGCGAAGTTTGACACACTAGATGATGTATTGGATTGTGGATTGGCAACTGCTGAGGTATTTGCGTAACTAGGCAAACAATAAAAAAGGCTTATTAATTGGAAAATATAATAGTAGTATCTGTAACCACCTCTGAAGTTACTTGTCTTGTTATATCGGTTATAGATTCCAGAGATGGGCCTTTGTAAAATTCTGAAAACTGAAAGCTTTCCGATGTTTGCTGCCAGTTTGGTTTTTGATCCATATTTAAGCCAGTCCATTCATAAGTAGTTCCATTGATGCTTTCTGTGACTGTGGCATTTGGCATAGATAATGTCTCGCAATTACCGCATGAAATACCAGAACCCGTGACACTATAGGTATAGCCTGAATTATAACGAATTTCTCGTATATTTTCTGTAAGATTATTTGTGGTAACGCTTCGGCTTGTACTTGTGGCACTTGTAAAATTAGGTACTACTGGGATCGCATAGGCTGGGCTGATAAAAAATATTATCGGCAGATATTTCCACATTAATCAAGAGTTAAATCAGTCACAAATTGACCTGTTAATACAATTCCTGTTCCAGTTCCTCCTGTTAACGTCATTGTGTGATGGTCAAGTGTTACGGCTGCTGTTCCTACGCTTCCAGCGGCAGTTGAGGTTAAATCACTAAAGTTGCTAACTGTTCCAACTGTCGGGGCTGATCCAGCAGTAGCATCGCCTTCAAGGTACGACTGAGAAAAACTGAAAGTTTCGCCTGCTACCGTCTGTGTGGCACTTGGCATGGTTACTGATGGAACGCCATTTGTAAGACTTCCAAAGCCACCCACAGTCGCAGTATCACCGCTTGTAGTTGTTATGTTTGTACCGCTTATGCTATAACTTGAACCTATTTTATCTGCAGAAGTTCCAGCCGATACACTTTCTAATTTTACACTTGAGGTAAATGTACTTTGTATATCACAATAGGCCGCAGATGGAACACAAAGGGCGGCAATAAGTAAAAACTTTTTCATTTAGTAGTTGCTTTAGTGTTCTTATTGTCTATTGTAGTATCTTTTTTCTTTTTTATCTGAAAACCCAGCGAGGCTGTGGAAGCACTGAAGATCGAGGCTATGAAAGTTGGATCGAAGTCAACTATTTTTTTACCTGATGGCGGTTCGTAATATGAGAGAGATAATAAAGTTGCTGACCATAAAAGTACGCAGACTTTTACAATAGTTTCAACTTTACTTGGTTCTTGATCTTCCATATAAAAAAAGCTGCTTGTGGGTATCTCTAAGCATTGACCACTGCTTAACAAACAGCTATGTGCCAAATCTAGCAATTATTGGTATGTTTGGAAAGTAACACAAAAAAAACAATGTCAAAGTTTTTAATCTT